GTTCCCCGGTTTCACCCTTCGGCCCCTGGGGCCCGGTTTCGCCGGAATCTCCTTTGGGCCCTTGCGGGCCGCGGCCAATGATAATTTCAACCCGGCCCGTCTCCGCTGCGGGAATGGCAGCCGTCACATGCCACATGGCCAGATCTGACGGAGCAGCGGGCGTGATCCTTTCGGCAATCTCCATTTCCCCCTTCAGGACCGGGAATTCTGCACCGTCCGGGAACCGGAGAAATACGTCATAAAACGCCCACCCGGTGGGGAGGCCGGGAAACTTGATGCTTATGCAGTTGTCATGATTTATATCGCTGCATTCCAAAATCTGGCCACACATGCGGCGCGTCCTGGAACAAGCGGCGCGGAGAGTGCAGCCGGCTAAATCCATCCCGGAGGGCGGGACAAGGGACAAAACCAGTACGCCCGGCACGTATGCCGTGGCGGATATGTCGAAAATGGCAGGATCTTGCATATACCTATATCCCTACAATCTCTTTCAGGTTTTAATCCGCCATGACAATTTGACCCGGTTTCCAGCGGTCCAGAATGTCTCTTATATCCTTAAGCGTCATGCTTTGTTTCTGTGTTTCCCCCAGGATCGAGGATGACATTCCAAGGCTCTTTCCGCCGTTGCCGACTTCCACGCCGGTTTGCTTGATTATGTCATTCAATCCTGGTCCTTCTCCAATGGATTTTTGACGGGCCCGGATCCGGTCCAGGGCCACGTCCCGCCGGGCCATGCCGGCGGCGTCCTTTTCATCCATGCCGGCGGATTTGTAGCTTTCCGTCTTTTCCCGCAAGGCGATTTCATCCCGGATTTTTTGTGCCTGTTTGTCCAGGCCCGCAATTTCCGCGGCCAGCAAGTCCTGATTTTGACGGGCGCCGGATTCCATTTTTTCATAATCCTTCTTCGCATCAGCCAGTTCTGCATATTTTTTCCGTAGGTCATCCAGGGCCTTAATCTGCTTCATGATGGCGTCTGTTGGCTCCTGTCTGGACAAGTCGGCAATGCGGGCCGTGATGCCGTCCATACCGGGCGCGGCGCCCATGCCACGGGCTTCCTGGTCCAGCCATTCCCCCCGTTCCCGGAAGCTCTTTTTCTTGTATTCCCGGTCAGACTGGCTTTTCATCCAGGCGTCTTCCATCTCACGGAGTTTCTTCCGGTTCTGCTCCGCCTGCTTTTCCGCCTTTTCCCTTTCCTTGGCGAGTTCCGCCAGACGTTTTTCCGCCGCGGCCTGGTCCTGGATTCTTTTGATTGTGGCTTCACGGTAAAATTTAAATTGTCGATAAAGATCTTGATAATCAGAAACAAATTTCGCCTGGATCTGCCATTCAGAATTCCCGTATTTTCCCCCGTCTTCCAGGTCAGCCAATTTCCCCTTTTCAGCACGTAATTTTTCTAAAAGCCGATTTCCAATCGCATCCACGTCCGTTTCCGTCTTCGCTTTAGCCATACCGTCATTAAATGCCCGGCGCTCATTGGCAAGCTCACGATCCTTCCGCCCGGAATTCTCCTTCAGGGAATAGTCCTTATAGGGTTCTCCCTCGCCGCCGCCGGGCGCCGCCGGCGCGCCGGCAAGCTGCCGGTAAATGTAGGAGATCCCTTCACCAATCGCCACCACGGCCAGACCAACGCCCGTTGAAATGATGGCGGATTTGATGGCAATCATGGCCGCGCGGACGGAGGCCGCAATTCCCGCGGCGGCGGCACGGACCGCACCCGCGGCGGTGGCGGCTCCGGTCCGTATCGTGTTCCACAACCCCGCCCAACTGCCTTTGGCGAGCAATACCCAGGAGGACATGGCCGTCAGGCTCCCCTTCGTTTGCGCCATAGCCGCCACCATTTGAGAACGGGAAGTTAAAAAGGCCGCCCCAATTCCCAAAATGGCCGTCGTGACATGATCCGCATTGTCCGCTACCAGGGCCAGGGCAGGGCCTACCGCCTCGCCAAACGCAATAGCCGCATCAGCGGCCCGGAACAGGAGATCCCCCGCTTTTTGGCCCCATTCTGCGGCGGCGTCCCCCCAGCCCACCAGCCGGGAATCTACTTGTTCCATCAGGGCGCTTAATGGCCCCAGCAAGCCGGATCCAAAATTTTCCTGCAGGTTGCCCCAGGCGTTTTCAAAACGTTTCAGCAAGCCTTCCCAGCTTTTCCCCACTTCCTGTTCCGCTTCTTTCAGGGCGCCGCCGTCTTTGGCAAGTTCCCGGATGGCCGCGGCAACGTCATCAAATCCAATGCCTTCCTTCAGTTTTTCCTTCAGGGCTTCTCCGGACAGACCGGACGTTTTTTCCACAGCTCCCAACAGGTCCACCTGGGCGGCGTTGAACGCCTCCATGATTTCCGAAGTAAAGCCCTTCAGGCCGCCGGATCCCTTGACCATAGCGGCCACCAGGGCGTTCATTTTGCTTTGGTCCCCCTGGGCAATGGTGGCAAGCTGGCGGACCAGATCCGGAGCAAAGCTTTCGGATATGCCGCCCCGGATTAACTGCGCGGCATTCTTGAACATCTCCGTGGGGGTGTATTGTGAGGTCAGCGCCCATTCATTGATGCTTTCAAGGATCCTTTTTGCTTCTTCCGCGCTGCCCGTCAGGCCCGTCAATTCCTTTTCCACGCGTTGGATGGCTGCCGCCGGAGCCACGAAGTCAAACGCCTTCTGAATGGCGCCGTCAATAGCGGCAAAAGCCGTTGAAACCATGTCTTTTATCCCGGTAAAGGCAAGACCGATACGCGCCGCTTTAGCCGTCGTGGAATTCACAAGCACGTCCATTGACTTTTGAATTTCCGTCAGGGATTGCTTGAATTCGGCGGCATCCGCTCCCAGAGTTACAGTTACGTCAGACATGGCAATAATCGGTTAATAACCCATGAATTTTTCCACGCGGTCCAACGTGGACCGGGAACTGTTTTTGGAAAACAGGGCGTACCGGGCGCCGGTGCGGACCAGCACCATAACGGCCTGCTGCTTCACCTCGTCAATGAGGCGGCGGCGATTGTGGAACCCCGTGATGATATAGGCCAGGGGGTCAAGGTTGTTCGGATCATTCAGCCAATTCCAGTCTTCCCACCGGGCCAGAACTTCGTCCATTGTGTATTTCCCGTCCCGGCTGCGTTTTTCAAACCACCATGTTACAGCCCCGCCGGGGGCGGCAATGCCTTCGCCAATCACGCGGGAAAATCCCGGCGTACTGTTCAGCAGCGGGAACCCAAGCGTGATCAGGCACGCGGCAAGTTCCGTGTTCCGCGTGCTTTCAAAGTCTTCCGGCGTCAGGATGGCGCCGCTTTCTCCTATTTGATTTCCTGTCATGATCTTTATAATATGTTAAAATTGAATGAATAATTCATAGATGCACTTGTAAACCATGTATGTTTCAGACGTGCCGGCAATCGCCGGGGCAGGGGTAGCCCCCAGGACCAACCAGGCCGCCGGGGCATCCTCCGCATGGCGGCGGCCAACAAGGGCGCGCATCACTTCCGCAACGGCACAGGAAAAAGCGGTCACATCCATGACCAAGCCGGACGGATCCGCTTCAGAGTACCGTTGCCGGTACATGATTTCCCCGGTGATTTTGTAGGTATAGTTTCCGGCAACGATTTCATCCGCGCCCGTAACATTGACCAGCAGGGCACTATCTGCGTCTTTTTCTTCGTCCGTTGGTTCCCATATGGGGACATTCACAAATTCCGGGCGTTCATGGAGCGCTTTAGCAATGATTTGTGCAACAAGTTCCGTATTCATAGTTAGTTATTGTAAATATCCTTGTCCCAGCCGTCAGGACCGGAAAGAATATAGGAATCCGTCACTTGCCATTCCTTTCCGGATCCTTCCACGGACGTTCCCAGGCATAGCCAGTCGAATTTCCCGGACGGAGATTTGAACGGACCGGGAGGATCCGCAATCGTACAGCATTTTTGATAGGTGACCGTTGCGGGATCCTCGACCTTGTAACGCGCCTGAAGGACAACTTGAGGACTGTAAAAGCTCGTGACGCCTTTTTTCAGCTTTTTGATCAATTCGCTGGTGTCGTCGCCAATGATGCTTTGTATAGTCTTTTGCGTAACGGGCTGCCCCTCTTTGGATATGTCTATCTTGGACCCCATGCACCCGCCGTTCACCAGCCGTTTCAGGGCATCCAGCTTTTCCCCGGAATAGCTTTCCGCCAGTTTGTGCGTCAAAATCGGTTGAGGGACAGCGGTACACGTCAATGAGTATTGGGGATTGTCTCGCGATTCTCCCGGCATCTCAAATTCTTCTTTCCCGTCCATCGCCTGCCGGCGGATCCGGCATTCGGCAAAATCCCCCGCCTTGCGGGTAACGGTGGCCGTGATGGCCCATTTATCCCCGCCCGCGGCGGTTTTCTGGTCCGCATAGGCGCACATTTCCGCCCAACTGCCTTCCCAGATTTCTTCTGTGTAGCTGCCGGAGACAGGCTCCCCTTTCCCCTCATTGACCGCACAATACACGCGCTGGACTTGTTCAATCGCCATAAGTTTCTAAAAATGAATTGTCTTTTTCGATTATTTCAGCAATTTTGCTCCGGATGGCCCCCTGTTTTGCCTGATCCACATACGCCCAGCGGGTGGCCTGTCCCTCCTGGACAAGCCATGCATGGACGTATTGGAGCAAGGCTTTCAGGGGCATGTGCTTGATATAGTGTTCCGTCCAGCCGGTCGCGCGGGCCATGATCATGATCAACGCCGCCCACCCGTCCGGCTCCGCGAGTTTTTTGACGGGGCCCTTTCCGGATCCGGGATCCCTTCCGATTGCGCGTTCATGATCGCGTTCATTTCTGCCGTCATCCCCGCCACAATTTCCCCCAGGGAAGCAAACCCCACGCGCCCGGCAAAGGACAGGACAGACCGGCGAATGGCTGCGGCATCGTCAAATCCGCCGCCGGCTACCAGGCGTACCACCTCATCTTCCGGGGCCGCATGCACCCATACAAATTCCGCCAGGGCGTACATGCTCATCTGGTCCGGTTTTTCTTCCGCGGCGGGGGTGGCGTCGTTTTCCACACCGGACGAGACCCTTTTCCGGAATCTGTCCAGGCAGGAGTTCCCCAGGAGTTCCAGCATCGCCATGCTGGACAGGCTGACGGGCCGGACTTTCAGTCCCTTCACTTCCGCCTGGGGCAGATCCCCGGCAAGAATGGATTGCGTATTTGTGATTTCTCTCATGATAATTTATTTATTATAAATGGTTATTTACAAGGTAGGCACGTAAGAGACGGGCTGCTCCATATCTTCCCTTTCCATGTAGTCGTCCATTTCTCCGCGTTCCACGGATCCTTGAGCTTCTTCCAGGCTAAGGCTTTCCAGCGGCAGTTCTCCTTCTTTCAGGCCGCCGGCGCCGCCTTCCAGGACGTCCAGGAATTTTTCCATCTGTTCCCCTACAATCTCACGCGCCCGCTCCTTATCCTTGATCAAATTCCGGTTGCCGAACGTCACAACCGGATAAAACATGTAAAGGACCCACCCATGCCACATTCCCGTTTTATTCTGGTAATCGTACCCTGTACAAATACCATCCCAGCCCCGGACGGGATCCTGGTCCTGGCGTATCAAACGGACCTCATGGCCCGCGGCGCAAATACAGGCAGTGATCCCTATGTCTTCCGGGATCCCCTTCCGCATGGGCACTTTCCCGGAGGCTTTCAGGGCATCGTGCAGGACGTCCGCCCGCACGGCATTACACATGCCGCTGGCCCAGTCCATGTCATCAGTGAGTTTCATTCCCACCTGACCCACAGGGGCGGCGCGGAAAGCATCCATCATCCAGCACCAATCCCGGACAATCGTGTCACAATCCAGTTTGACGATACAGACGGCGTTAAATTTGCGCGCGGCAATTCTTTCACAGATAATTTCCCCCTGCACGCAAGGCCGCCCGTTCAGGTTCCCCAGGCGGGGGAAGTAGGTCTTTTGATAAAAATCACAGACAGGGGCATAAGGCAGGGGGTGAAGTCCATCATCAAAGACGGCCACACGCAAGCCGGGCCACGCTGCGCGCGTCAGTTCCAGGGCCCGGAGGCATTGACCCAGGGCGCGGGCATCACCCCCATAGGTGAAGATGCAAACGGCAAAAACGCTTTCACGGTTAAAATCAGGCGGTTGAATGGTAGGGATCTCGGTCATATACTTATATCCCCGCCGTCTCTTTTGGCTATTGCGATGGCCGAAAACCAATTCCCCACAACTGATCAACTACCCAGGATATGTTCACATTAAGGGCCCCGTCTTCATTGTCTGTGTAATCAATAAATAGGCCAGGACCTAAAACCATTGACAAACATAGTTTTACCGTAAAAGTACGTTCCATGTTCCCCAGGTCTTCCTCTTCCTCCACTTCAATCCCCGGACCGCCAACGACACAGACAAGCATCCCGTAAACCTGGAAACGCAACATGTCAGGCTCAAAATCACGCTTTACTTTTACTTCACGATTCCCGCTTTCAACCTGTAATTGCGTTCCGACGGTGAATTTCTGCGTAACTACACCTGTTTCAGCATCTTCACTTGATTCCGGAGTTATCGAAATTCCGGTGCCAGCAACAAGCGTTATGTAATATTTACTATGTATGACAAAAATATTTTTGTCAT